CACGCTTTCATCCACCCGCACAGGAGCACCCATGGCCATAGCTTCCGACGACTACAACGCGCTGACTACCGCACTCGGCGGGCTCTGCTTCGCACTGACAAGACGGCTGCCCGCAGCAGAACGGCAGCCGCTGCTGAACGACCTGGTTGCCATGGCGCACGCCAGGAACACAACAGGCGATCTGCGCGGCGGGACGATGCTCCTCGATATGGCAGCGGCTGTTGCGTCTGCCATGGCCGGCGACGGGCGCCAACGACAAACCACCTGGAGTCCACCCAGCGGTTGAAAGACTTCTGGAGTTCGTTGAGCACGCGCGTTCCTTTCCGAAAAAAAGCCCTCTCCGCGTCTGTCAGGACGCGGAGAGGGATGGAAGCCGCACCGGCGTGGAGACGTCGCCGGGCGGTTGGAGGAGATGGGGTGGCCTGTCATGCGGCGGACTGCTGTTGCTCGACAAGGTCGGGCCGGCTGTCGGTCGCCTGCTTGGCGAAGAAGTCGGCGAGCCGCTGAATGGTGTGCACGCTGGGCTCCTTGATGCTGCCCTGAGCGATCTTCGTCAACGTCGAATACGGCACGCCACTGCAAGCGGCGACCGTGCGCTGTGGGATGGCCTTGGCCCGTAGGTTGGCCATCACAAACTCGTAGATTGGCGGAGAGGTGAACATGCGCAACAGTCTATCGCCGTCTATGGCTAAACGCAATAGCCGCATACGGCTTTCGTTTTTGGTGACAATCCAGAAATGGATATAGCCAAGATCATTGCTGGCAATCTGACGGCCTTGATGGAGTCGTATCCAGGCCGGGAAACGCTGGAAAAGGTCGCGCATGTCTCCGGCGTCGGGTTCAGCACGGTAAGGCGCGCGAAGAACGGGGATGGCAATCTCACCGTGCAGAATCTTGATCTGATCGCCAAAGCGTTTCGGCGATCCGCAAAAGACTTGCTGGTGGATCCCGCCGAAGAATATGGCCCGGCGGCACCGGTCACCGTCCTGTCGGTGCATGAGACTCCCCTCGATGAGCGCGAGCTGTTACAGGGCTATCGAGACGCGTCGCAGGAAGTGCGAGAGATACTGATCGATCTCGCGCGGAAGGCGACTCGCAAGAAGGATTTCGGACCGCGCAGCGAGAGAAACGACTAACCCGGACTCGACTGCGCGCGATCAAGGGCTGCAAGTGCCACGAAGAATGAAACGTGATAGCGTTCTGTTATGCATAGCCAGACCACTCCCCCCAGGCGTTCCCGGCTCGCTCCGGAACCCGATTACACTGCAAGCGCCTTCGTTGCGCAGGAGCAGAAACCTGATACACCGCACAACTCAGCCGCCGGGCGGAGTGCTCCGCCATCGTCCCCAGGCGAAGGGTTGCCGGCGCCGTTGGAGTCTTCCCGGACAGGCAGCGGCCCGATGCGCGTCATCGTCACCGACATTCACATGTCCTTTTGGTCCATGGTCGAGTTCATGGTCAAGCTGGCTTTTGCGACCATTCCAGCGGCGATCATCATCACCATGGTCGTTCTCGCCATGATTGCTATTGCCGAGCGGCTGGCGAGCTTCAGGTGGTGATCGAAACCCCGGATTGACATACCCGTCGGCAAGGCGGTTTTTTTTCGCTGCGAATAGCCGTTTATGGCTTGACACGGTAGCCGCCTATGGCTACAGTGTACTGCATCCACCGACCACGGAGCCACCACATGCCCCACATCGACCAACCCGGCGGCGTTCTTCTCGCCGAAAGGCTCTTCTCCGAAGCCTTCCCCAGCGGGCGCGAGGCCCGCAGCGAGCAATACCGCGCCGGCGTCAAGGCGTTCCTGCTGTACGTCTTCGCGGCGCACCCGATCCGGCACGAATACAAGCCTGGCGATCCGCGTCGCGACGCGTTCTATGCCGGGATCGACGAAGGCAAGCACATTGCACGCCGCGAGCAAAACGCGCGGCGCGAAAGCTGAATCCTGCCGGCCGCACCCGGCGCGACGCGGGTTTTCGGTCGCCTTGATAAGGGCCATCGGTCAGCGGGAAAACTGACGCGGCCGGCAAAATCAAGCGCGAGGAATCGCAGATCACAGCGAGGATGCCGCTTGCTGGACCAGCACAGCTTGGCTGGCGTAACTGGATAACGAAAGCCCAGCGACAAGCCGGGAGAGACCGGCGCCCACAACCACATAGGGACAACAAAATGGAACACGCCTTCATTCGCGTTCCCGAAACTCACCTTCCGTGCGGGCTTTTCGTTCCGCCGTTTGAGGTATCGACATTCCTCTGCAGCCAGGATCAGGAATCACGCGTTCCTCGAGCGGCCTCGCACGTGGCCCACACGCCGTGGGTGCGCGTCTCGTACTTCGCCGCACTGGCCGCTTGCCGGGCGGCTGGCTGGTCGCTGATCACCGAGCAGCAATGGCTGGCGATCGCGCACGACGCGGCGGGACAGAATGCCAACTGGACCGGCGGACAGTTCGGCCAGGGCAAGCTGAAGCAGGGACTCCGGAAGCGCAGCTTTTTTTTTCCTGTATCGGGAATGTACCAGCCGGAAGACGCGGCGGAATCGCGCTGGAAGACGCTGTCGAACGGGCAAACGCTGTGCGACTTCGGTGGGAATGCCTGGTCGTGGGTGTATGACGACGTTCAAGGCGGTCCGAAAGGCGTTACCGGCGTCGTTGACGCGGACTCTCCAAGCGTTATGACGGCTCCGCGTGACCCAAGAACTTCCGGCATGGGCCTGTATCCCAAGGCCGGAACGCAGCGGCTGGTTTGGGACGATCGCGGGCTGATACGCGGCGGCGGATGCCGAAGCGGGAAGGACGCCGGCGCCTTTGCGCTCTACGCGGCACTGCTGCACGGCGAATACGTCAGGGTCGGCTTTCGCGCGACGCGGCCAATTTCTGGAGGTCACGACGCATGATCACACGCGAAGAGACACAGGCGCTGCCCGGCCGCGAGCGCGGCACACCACTTCTGCAGACGGTCGGCCGGGCCATCAATCGCGCGTGCCGTCTGGCCTTGCGCATAGGCCTTGGCCTGCGAATTCCGGCGGCGCGCATCCACCAGCACGACCTGCACACCGCTCGCCAGCACGCGGCCGACCAGGTGCGCCTGGCCCTGGAAGACGTGAGTTTCTGGATGGCCGAAATCGCCAGGATCGACGAACAGCGCGCGGCCGCCGACGCCCGAGAGCAGGCGCTGCACGATCGGCGCAACGGCCTTCGGCTGCCTGCGCCGACCGCTCCAATCGAAACGCTTTGAGGGGCACACCATCATGATTCTTGGCTTGACTGGCCAGCCGTTCAACGGCAAAGACACCGCGGCGGCTTACCTGGCTTCCGTGCACGGATTCCACCGGATTGCTTTCGCGGATCCCATTCGCGCCGGACTCAAGGCGATGCTCGGGCTTACTGACGAGGACTTCACGCCGGAGCGCAAGGAAATTCCTATTGCCTGGCTCGGCGGGAAGACGCCTGTGTCGTTGATGGAGTCGCTGGGTACAGCATGGGGCCAGGAACTGGTCTGCAAAGACATCTGGTCGTGGCAAGCTGTCGTGGAAATACAAGAGAAGAGCTTCGACGGCTTGACAGACTTTGTTCTTTCCGACGTGCGATTCCTCCACGAAGCCGAAGCGGTGCGGACCCATGGCGGGAAACTGCTGCGCATCGTCCGCCCCGGAGCGCCGAGAAGCAACCGCAACGAATACCGCAGTTTCCAGGAGCAGATGCGCCTGGTCTCCGACGAGGATGTCGTCGCCGAATCGGTCGAGGAGTTGCACGAAGCGCTCGACGACGTGCTGTATCAGCTGGGTTGGTTCCAGTCTCAGCTGGAGAAGTCCGCATGACTGTCCAGCCGCAGATCCGGACATCGCGCCACCAATACAAACGGTGGAATAGCGCAGAAATCGACGAGCTGCGCGACCTATACGGCACCACTCCGGCCACTGAACTGGCCACGCGCTACGGCGTGTCTCCGCAGCAGTTGCGCGCCAAGGCGTCTGACCTCGGCCTCGCGAATCAACGCGTGAAAGCGCGTAACCGCGCAGCGCAGCAGGCCGTTGAAGAGGCGAAGGAATGCAAACAACGCACCGCGCACGGCGAGCAGAGAATCATTGCCCAGCCGGGCTGCCGAGTCATCATTCACACCATGCGATAAGCGATCACGAAGGAAAGCAATGTCAACCACCAATCAAAACGGCGCACGCGCCAAACTCCTGCGGGCTCTCGCTGCGGACGGAATGCTTACCGTTATCGAGCTTGCCGGCGCCGCTGGGCTTTCCGTAACGCAGGCTCGAGACAACGCCAACCACGCCGTCAAGGATGGCTTGGTCACCAAGGGGCGCGACGACGTCACGAACAGTCTCGCCTACAAGATCACGGCCGCCGGCCGCGCGTATCTCGCCGAGCGTTGCCGGAAGGCGGAGCATGAATTGTCCGAAGCGGGGCCAGCACAGGAAAAGCCGCCAGTTGAGACGTTGGAACAGTTTTTAGTCAGAGACATGTCGGAGGCGTCAGCCAGGTCCCCGTGGGGCGTCAAGCCTGTCCTTGCTCCGGAGGATCAAGGATCGAGAGAGGCGGCCGACACATCCGGAGACGCCAAGGCATCCACGGATTACGTCCAGGCCGAAACGCCGATCAGCGTTGACGCGATCGACGCCACCGAGCCGGCGCCACCACCGGAGCAATACGCCATCTGCCGGGCAGGCCAGGGCCATCTGTCAGCGTGGCCACTGCTCGACATGACGATAGAGGCGGCCCGGCAGTTGGCGATTGACGACGCGGCGGCGATCGGTGGTGAAGTCATTTTGTATCGCTGCACGCCCATCGGAAGGGCATTCCAGCGCATCGTCTTTGAGGAGTCGTAATGCCGACAGTTAGCATTGACCGGCAGATTCCCGGCTGGTTGATTGACACATCAAAACTTCGCGCATTGGCTGCAGACGTCACATGCTGGAGCAATTGCAATCAAGCATGGGTTGATAATTCTGAGGACCAGCCAGCCGCGGTTGTTGGTCACATCGATGAGGACGGCGAGACATACCCAGTTGCGATCATTGACTGCGGCCAGTATTGCGCCGGCCAGGACTCGATCAAGCTGGCAAAGTTCTATGCTGCAGCGAACCCCGCCGCCGTTCTGGATCTGATTTCCGAGATGGAAAGGCTGCGCGGCGCTATTGATGAGATCCGACCATACCTGAAAGACGGCGAAACTCCGGCACAGCGCATTGAGCGAGAACGGCGAGACACAGACGCTGTTCTGACGCTTTTGGCCCGCGAGAAGCGACGGGCTGAGATTCTAGCTGCTGCGCTGGAAGAGGCGGAGTCCGTTCTGCGCAGCACAGGCTGCGACGTTACGGCCGATGCGTGCCGGCTTGCGCTGACGGCCTAAACCAATTTTACCAAGGAGCGAAAATGGATCGACTGACCTACCCACTGTCACAAGAATGGCACGCGGCCATCAACCGCCACAACTCCGGAAAGGCCGGCACGGTTGGATGGAAAAACTGGATGTACGAGGCGATGAGCATGGCCAGGGAGATTCCACGCATGGCCGACCTGCTCGGCATGGAGCGGCGCGGCGAATTGCCGAAGACGCACCAGCAGTGCTCGCTGTCATCTATCGAGCCGATCCCGGACAACCACCTGCGCTGTTGCCTCGGTGTACGTTGCGACGAATGCCCGCAACTGCTGGCGCTTGAGTCGATGGAGCGGGTAACGCCGGAGGACATCGACATCGCGAAAGCCTGGACGTGCGCAGCGCACATCGTTTCCGAAGGCGGCGACAGGATGAACGAGGGCTACATCGTCACCGTCAGCGACAGGATGTACTGGGATCGGGTGTGCGAGAATTTGAGCGCCGGCTGACGATGTTCGAAAGCCAACTGAAGCTGCGCAACTTCTCGACCGACCAGCTTATCGAGGAGTTGGCGCGCCGGGCCAATGCACGCGGGACAAGGAAGCCCAAACTATGGTGCCACGACTGCGCGAACTTCGTCGCGTGGTGCGATAGGAAGCCCGGTCCACGGAAGTCTGTAAAGCCCATCGAGGACGGATGCCATGAAGACTACAACCCATGCACCAAAGGGCATGAGATGAAGTTCGTTGTTCCAGAAATGATTGACGACGAATACGGGTTCTACCTTCCCGTGTGCGCCGACAGGAAGCCCATATCAGGAATCGTTGAGTAGTCGGCTACGCCGCCGCATGAAACATCTGCTCAACCCACGTCAGCAACTCCCACCTGGACGGAAAGAAATGTACCTTTGAAATGTCATCGATACATTTCGTTCCCCACTCGATCGCCCGGTACTCGTCGCGACGCTGCGCCGAAGGAAGCCCGTAGATCGACAGCCAGACCCCGAAGCCTTCCCGGACCACCAAGACCTCGGGCGGGTCGGCGCGGTCGAACAGGTGACAATCAGACGGCGCTACCTTCAGCAGCGGCCGGATGGCATCGTAGAGCGGCGACACGGCGATTACGGAGTCATCCGCCGGCGCCAAGCCGTCCACGCCAAGACTTCGGCGCGAGAATCGAACCACTTGACGTTGGTGGCGCGGTACTCGGTGACCCGATACCGGCCGCGAAACAGCAGCACGAAGTCGTGCACGGTCCATCGCTTGTGGCGCGGCGGAACGAACTCCACGGCGTAGAAGTGACGCCAGCGGCCCGGCAGTGTGGCGATGAAATGCGGCACGAACCACCACACGTGCGAGCGACGCACGGCTACCGGATGTTTCGCCCAGGCGTGGCCCCAGAACCACATGGCCACCACCCAGCAGTTGAGCAAGTCGCGAGCGTGGCGCACCAAGCACCTACCGTGGGTCGCCGTTGATATTCGAGTCGTGCGCCCAATTGACGGGTCTTTGGTCAGTTTCATCAACGGCCCCGGATGGGCACCAAGCATGGTGATTGACGCGAACGGCATCCGGAGCGGCGCAGATGCTGCGTTCTAACTGAAGGCTGGATCGGAAAGGATGGCGGAGAAGATGGCCGAAGCACAGAAAACGCAAAAAAACACGGAATCCACCGAAAACCACTTGACTCCTGATTGATTGCGCACTACAATAACAACATCAGCTAACCAAACAGGAGCACGAAATGACAAAAACACAACTCGCTCTGACCCGTACCGGAGTTTTCTCTACAGCCATCGGCATGACCGACAGCAAAAACCGAGACAGCGACCGCTCTGCAGTTATTGCTGCGATCAAAGTGTACGGACTGGCCGGCTCAGACGCTAGCCATGTTGGCGACTGGTGTATGGCGCAATTTGGCTACGGCGGAGGGCTTTAACCGCGCGAACGAAACCAAACTAGGCGGCCCCGGAAGGGGCCTCGCACGGACAAACAGGGGAAACAAAATGAAAAAAGCCACAGCTAAAGAGATTAGAGAGGGCACCGACTATGCGGCCGGGTGGGAGGTTGGACGCAACAGTGGCCGCGAGCGCATCGGTCGCAAGCTGTTTAACCGCGAGGCTCCCGAGCACATCCGCAGCACTGCCCGAGGCGATGAGTGGCGCCGAGGGTATCGGGCAGGGCTGATAGATCGGCGATTCGATGCCCGCGCGATGGTCGTGTACACAGCGCCAGGCGGTACAACGGAAGTGCAACACCGAACCGGTACGCGGGCCGGAATCGTAAACGCACTGGCATTGTCTGGCGTGGCGGGAACGGTGGAAATACACCGAGCCGGAAAGGTCGTCAAATGCGGAATTTGACCCAGCCAAACGCCAAGCGCGGAGGGCCTGGCAGGGGCCAAGGGCGCAAGCCGGTTGCTGAAGGGCAGACAACCGTATCCGTCAGCATCCGGATGACGGCAGATCAGCGCGATCGAATGGCCGCGCTTGGCGGGGCGAAGTGGGTGCGGTCGGCGATCGATGAGGCACAAAAAATGCACAAAGACACGTAAGCCATTGATTTTCTTATATGCACGTGTCTTTTTAAGTCTCTTGTGTCTACCTGTTTCACCATCCGGGCGTTTGCAAAATCATAGACTTACGATAGAGCGATCTGTCAGGAACAGCCACCAAACGGCACAAATTGTCCTGGCAACGGCACAAAATCTGCACAACCAAACAGCATCTCGTAGCCACAAAGGAAAGCGTACCACGGCCGGCAAATATCGCAAAAGACGCCGACCGCAGATCGCAAGAAAGCCGCCTCCTGGCGGCTTTCTCATTCCGTCGCCGCCGGCGGCTTCCCTTGCTCCGCCTCGCGCGTCGCCTTCCTCCGGTCGATCAGCCGCACGTGCCGCAACTGGTCGCAGATCAGAAGCAGCGCCATGCCGCCCACCTGCAGCAGCGCGGACCAGCTTGGCGGATGGCCGGAGAGGATGTGATACACCCTGATTGCGCTGCCGATCGCGATCAGATGAAAAGCGGTGCGCATGATGAACGGCGCGCACGGGCTCATTCGGTTTAGCACCGGCTCGGTGAGCACCAAGATCACGAGCGCCTCGAGCAGGCCGATGATCTGCAGCCAACTCACTTTAGCACGTCCTCAACGCGCTTGGCCGCCAGGCGCATCAGGAGCGGGCCCAGGATGCGGTGTGCGAGGAACCCGATTCCCACGGCCACCGGGTATTGAATCTTGTCCTGCGCGCCGGCCGCTTGCATGGCGCCCATGCCGTCGACCACCGCCATTGCCGCCGGGGTTCCGTAGCCTGCCAGTATCGACGCGGTAATCGACAGCGTGCAGCGCCGGCGCAGCGGCATGGGGTCGGCGTAGGAGAGCGCCCAGAAGGCGCCCCACAGGCCGGCGAGAACAAGCTCCGGGCGCAGCCCCAGGGCGAGGCCGAAAAGGGTGACGCCGGTTGCTGACAAGCCGATGACGGCCGCGCCGCTGGTGCTGGCTGGATCGGGCATGGTCTGGTCAGTAAAAGACGCCGGCTGCGGCGTTGCTTGAGGCGATGTGCACGGAGTCGCTGCGGACGTCGATGGCAACGCGTCGGTAGTCGGTGCCATAGGGCACCAGCTTGCCTTGGTAGACGTAGTACGGCATGGCCGTAACCGTTATCGGCCCGGTGTCCGGCCGGACAAAAACATAGCTATCATCCCAGTCGAAATACATGTCGCCGGCTGGCGATGTGCTCATGATCGGCGAGCCAGCTGGCACGCCGTCTGTGATGCGAGTGACGGTCTGCCAGAAGCTGATCTCTGGCGGCGGGCCAGGAGGCAGAGACGCGCCGGAGGCCGTTGTCGTTGTCAGGGATACGGATTCGGTGCCGACGGACCACGTGCGCACAAACGTGCTGGATCCTGTTTTGTCCCAGCCTTCTTCGTAGCTGCCGGAAATAGCTATTACATCGTCAAAGACTCGCTCATAGCGAAGCAAGTCGAACGTCCCGTCGTTGCGAGGATAGGCGTTGACCACGTCGTAAATGCGCTCATGATGCGCGCCGTATCCGGCCGGGCCAGAATACTCGACAGCCAGGATTCTCGGCACGTAAGTCAGCGCGGCAGAGATGCCGGCACCGCTTGGCAAGGTGCCCACTCCGGAAAAGTCTATCCGAACGAGGCAGCGACGCTCGAGGACGAACATGGCCGCGCTGCCGTCCGGCAGGCTGCGAATCCAGCGGCCACCCGTGGGAAGAGCGGCGGGATCGCCGCCCAAGCCGGGCGTAATCCCCTCATCAGCAAATGTCCCGCTGCCGATCACCGTGGAGCCCGACACGCGCGTCTCGAAGACGTTGTCTCGCCGCTCGTTGACAATCACGGTCAGGCTGTGCGTGCGCGCCGAGCTGTTCCAGGTGTAGGAAATCGTGATGTTCCACACCACGCCGTTCGCGTCGCGGTAAATGTGCCCGCTAGCGACTCCCAACTGCGCCCCCTGAACAGGCGCCGATACCCCATTGTTGAAAATCGCGTCTGCAGGAATGCGAATGTCGCCGTAGACGAGCTCGTCGGCCGTGCGGAACCGGAACAGCCGCGGCCGGCTGCTCGCGTACAGCGGCGCGCTGGACGACGCGGAATAGAGCAGCGTCGTCAGGTCCGGGCCCGTGTAGAACCCCGTCGAGCAGTGGAAGCCCTTCACCTCGCCGCTGAACCCGGCGAAACGCCGCAGCGTCTCGTAGGTCGTCCCCGCCTGGCCGACGGCGCTGCCGTGGAGGTTTTCCAGAACGGTATAGGTCGGCTGGGTCACCAGGTACAGCAGCGTGTCGGAAATCTGGCGCTTCCACGACAGGGAGCGAATGCGGCCGGCGTCTCGTTCCAGCAGGGCCAGGTCGTGCGTGCCGGCGACGATGCCATGCAACTCCGGATAGTCGACCGCGCCGGTCAGACCCAGCACGGTCAGGCGGCCCTGGCGCTGAAACGTCATCGCCGTCCACAGCCGGTCGTAGGCAAAGAACAGGCGGCGCAAGCCCAGGCCGGAGACCGAAAGATTGGCATTCGTCTGCTTGATGAGCCAGTCGACGGACGCCGTACGGGACACCTCGAGCAGATCGCCGAGCGCCCCGGATGCCGGCGTGCTCTCGTGGGCCAGGCACACCTTCAGCGTGCGCGGCTCGCCGCCTCCGCTGGTGACCGTGATGGTCTTCGTCGGGCGGATGAGCACAGAGAGCAGCCAGTTGTGGCTGTAGACGCGCGTCGCATCGTGATAGGTGCGCGCGGCGAAGCTGGTTTCTGTCAGCGGGCTGAAAATGTCGTCCGCCGTGTCCTGCGGCTTGCGCACCTTGTAGCGCCCCGTGCCGATGCGCCCGGGAATGGCGGGCGTCGGATCCGGCGGCGGCAGGATGCGGTTTTCGCGCGTGCCGATGCCCACGCCAGCGGCAGCCGCGCGGCGGCTCAGGAGCAGGTCGAGAGCACTCATGGCGACAGGATCAAGGCAACGTCGGCTTGCCCGTGCCGACGCGCTCGGGAATGGCCGGCGCCGGGGCGATGGGCTTCAGGGTGCTGTTTTTCTGCGTGCTCAGGCTGGCCGCCGTGGCCACCTTGTCGAGCGCCTTGATGATGTCGTCTGGCATGGCGTGGCTCCTGCTGGATCAGAGGGTAACGGTAAAGGTGTCTTCGGTCAGCGTAGCGCTGTAGCTGGTCGCCACGCTCACCACGGACAGATCGCGCTCGGCAGCATCCACGCCGGGGAACGTGATGGTCAGCACGTGATCCTCGGCGGCGCCAGAATTGAAGTCGATCGCCGCAAAATCCGTCAAGGTCGTGGATCCCGGCGTGGAGCCAGCCGGGGCTGTGGTTGGCGTTTCCGCATGCGTGACGCCCGTCCCGGCCACCGAGCAAATCGCGACCGTGAATTCCGTGGTCGCCTCGCCGCTGTCCGGCGACAGCCGATGCGACACCGCGCGACACTTGCCCTTCGCGGCGATTCCGGATGCCGACAGCGCAATCGTCTTGTCCAGGTCGACATCGGGATTGAGCGGCACGGTGGCGACGACGGCGTTATGCCGGTGCGAGGCCCAAATCTTGGTCTTGGCGATGGCAATCAAGGTTTCCATCGCCGCATCGGCCGCGGCCCGGTCGGTGTCCGCCGTCAGCGTCACGTCAGCGGATGTCGTCTCGCCGACCACGCCCGGCGCGGTATCCTGCGGCGGAATCGACGAAATGGCGTTGGCGTAGAGCAGCATCGATGTCTCGGCGGCGACGACGGGCGGATAGACGCCTTCAAGCGCCCCGGATAGCCTGTCGCTGCGCGTGCCGACAGCGGCGATGCTGTTCGGCGCCGACACGGTGATCGCGTGGCGCTCCTCGATCGTCTGCCCGAAGTCAAACGTCACCGTCGCCGTAAAGCCCATGCAAAGCTCCACGTCGTAGGGGCCCGGAACCCAGGAGCCGATTCCGGTGGACGGCAGCGGGGTGTAGGCCACCGACACGATGGTGCCGCCGGCGCTCTTGATGGCGGACTCCACAGCCGCGCGCTGCAGGAACCACCCGCCGGCGTCCACGAAGGTCGAAATGGTGCCGGCGTTGACGTAGTCGTAGCCGATGGCGTGCGTTTCCGCCTTCACGCGCGGGAAGCGGTAGCCGAAATCGATGGCGACCCGGTTGACGAGCTGGTTTGCGCCGGCGATCGACACCGACGGGCTGCCGTCGACAATGTGGTCCGCCGTGAATGTCAGATCGGCGATGGTCTTCGGCGCCCAGGCGGTGACGCGCAGGGCGCGCGCCGGGGTGAGTTCGCACGACGACGGAACGGTCGACAAACGATCCTGCAGGTAGGACCACCCGCGCGCGGCCGGGTCGAAGATCGCCGGCGAGTAATAGCCGCCGGGGAGCGCGTCATCGATGTCGACGGGGTCCAACGCCTCGACGATGCCTTGCAAATCGTCCGTGCAGCGCAGGCCGATGCGGCGCCCGACCAGGTCGAGCACGGGCGTGTCGATGATGCCGGTGAACAGCCTGGCGACGCTGGTCGGGGATCCGGTGTGCATGGCGGCGATGTCGATCGTCACCGCCTTGCCGACCCAGGCGGCCACCGTGAAGCTGGTGCTCGCCGGGGCGATGGTCAGATCGGCAACGCGGGCGCTATCCTCCTCGGCGTCGATGCGGATGTCGCCGACGATGCGCGCGGTAACGTCCACGCCGGCAATCGTCACGATGGTCGCCCAGATGCCCGCGCGGCCGGCGGCGCCGCTGGTGCCGACGTAGGTTTCTGGCATGGTTACAAGGCCCTCGTCATGCGAACATCTGCTTTTGGACAGTCATGGCTGGCTGCGCGCGAACAGCGTCGAAAAGCGATTGTTGGGCGTGCGCATTTTCTATACGCTCGCAAGCTTGCCGGAATATTGCCTTGTCTTTCTCGATGCCAATGTATCGGCGCCCGAGCAGCGCACACGCATCACCGGACGATCCCGACCCCATAAACGCATCAAGCACCAATGCTCCAGGGCGAGAGCTGGCCAGGATCGCTTGCGACAAAAGCGGTACCGGCTTCTCGCATGGATGCTTTCCGGCATATCCCGGCACAGGATCAAATTCCCAACAGTCTGACCACTGGTCTTTGTTAGTCAAAGCGAATGGTCGCCGGAGGTCTTCGTACTCACGCCGGAGGTCTTCGTACTCACGCCGGAGGCCTTCGTACTCACGCCGGAGGCCTTCGTACTCACGCCGGAGGCCTTCGTACTCACGCCGGATGTGTCCGTGCGCAGCTTCCTGCATGCGCTTGTAGTTAGCCTCAGTCGGCAGCGTCCACTGACTATTCGTCAAGTAATGCGTCGCCATTTTGTTTCCGCAGATGCGGTTAACGTCGCCAGCAGTCCATCCAAGGGCCGCGCACTCGCCGGCCAGGTACGCACGCAGTGGTTCAAAAACAAAGCAGCGCAACTCGTCGCATTTGGCCGTGTAGCTTGATTTACCTTTCGCTAGGTTGTCGCTGTTGAAATGCTCAGCAAAGATGATGCGCTCGGTTCCTGGCCAGTACGCGCGCAGTGCTTCCTTTTCGGACTTGTTCCCGGCGCTTATGGCCTTCTTTCCAGGAGCGGCTTTACGCCAACAGATGTGATTCAGGACGTTCAGCCGTTTGGAGATTTCGGACTCAACGCGCTCAGCCATTGCCGGCGATGCGAACAGGTACATGCTGGCATTCGAGCGCATCTTATCCGCCAACAAACCGACCACATCGCCAATGAACGCCAGGAAAGCATCGGCGCTTGGCCACTGGTTGTCCCAAGCATCATCCTTGACGCCAAAAAACGGTGGATCAGTCAGAACCAAATCGACCATTGGCAGCATAGGCAGCACGTCGCGGCAATCTCCGAGCCACAATTCCGCATTCCCGATAACCACCTTTTCCGGCGCCGTCGTCACGCTCAGACCTCCTCGGCGACGAGTTCCCAGCGGTAGCTGGCATCGCCGCGGGATCCGGATTCGTTCGGGCGCTGCACCCAGCAGGTGAGCAGCGGGAAATAGAGGATTTGGTAGCCGATGGCATCGGCAACCGCGGCGGCGGTGCCGACGTTGCCAACGATCGACAGGGCCGTCGGCACGGCGTCGCCGAAAGCGAGCAGGGCCATGGCGAAAGGCAGGTGGCCGGCATCGGCGCGACGGCCGACGGGCAGCGGCGCCTGGCGGCTGCCGTCGGCGATTAGCGCGCGCGGAACGATGCAGGCGACGGCCTGCTGCGCCGAGGTGTCGATCGTCTCAAGCCCGGCCGGCAGCCAGCCGCCACCGCTGATGGTCGTGCGCAGGCGGCGCCAGGTCTCCTGCTTGATGGCGGCGCCGGAGACGGTGCGGAGGATGGTCTCGCCGCCCAGGATCTCGTAAGTTTGATCCAGATCAAGCGCGGCGCGGTTCGGGATGGCCAGCGCGCCGATTTTGAGTAGCGTACTCATCGCCGGCCGCCTTTCTGCAGTGCGACCCGGGCGAACGCTGACTCAAGCTGGCGCAGCGGGTCGGCGTCCATGGTCACCGGGAAGCGGCCCAGGTCGGGGAAGTTGAACACGGCAGCAGCGCGCGCAGCGCCCGGCGCCGGCTGCCGTGCCTGGCTGATTTGCAGCGCGCCGACCAGGCCGCCGCTGGCGAAGCCGGGAAGCGCGGCGAGGCCTTCCCGATTGAGCCGCTGCAGCATGGCCAGCATGCCGCGCTGGCGCACCACCTCCTGCCGAAGCACGAACTCACCCGCATGCACCACGCCGGCCGGCTGCCACTTGCCCCCCGGGCCGGTGTAACCACCACGCGCGAATCCTTCCGTCCGAAAGTCGGCCGCGGCGGCGTAGGCCGCGTAATCCTCGGCAGGCGAGCCCCCGCCGGTTTGCGTGGTGTTGACGGTCACGGTCACCGTCTTGTCTTCGAGTGCGGCGAGCTGCGCCTTGAGGTTGGCGACGGCCCCGAGCGCCTCGTCCACCTTCACCTGCACGCTGATCTCGCCGGCCTTCTTCTGCAGGTCGGCGATTTGCGCGTCGAGCGTCTTGATGCGGTCCGCCTGCTGCGTGGCCACGTCGCCGGCGTCCTTGGCCTGCCGCTCCTTGATCTTGGCTTGCGCCTCCTGCGCCGTCGCCTCGGCTTCGGCAAGGCGCTCGGTGGCGCGCGCCTGCTGCTCGGGATCGGCGAGCTTGCCGATGATTCCCC